TTGATTGTCGAGGTCAGTGTGATCAGGTCTTTGGTGCTTGTGCCGGCGCTGCGGGTTGCGCGCTCAAGACGCCCATACAGAGTTGCCGTTGCCGCCAGGCTGCTCATGGTGTTCTGAGAAATGTCGAAAACGCGCTGAGTCACTTCAGCCAGTGATTCGTTGGCCCGGACTGAGTTAGCCAGCTTGTTGTTGACCGTTACCCACTCGTTGCCATACGCAGCCACCTGCTGAACAGAAATTGCCGCGATAACTCCACGAGCTACTGCGCTCAGGTTGGACATGGTGCGCTGCATTGAAGCGACTGAGCGCTCAGCTCGCGTTACCGTGGCATCAAGACGACCAACAGTGCCATTCATACCGCTAAGCGCGGCGTCTACTTCGCGGCGGGCCGCAAGCAGGCGAGCGGTGTCCATATCCACTTCATAGATGATGCTGCCTGCGTTTAAAGTGCCAGCCATTCGCTATTCTCCGGGCATAAAAAAACCTCGCCGGAGCGAGGCTTGTGAATTCAATGGTCTTGTTCAGGCTGCTTTTGCGCGGCGCTTCTCGCGGAGAGCAAAATAATCATCAGCCGCAGCGTCATACTCTTCCTTGGTGTACCCTTTTTGAGCAGGGTATTTGGCAGCTAGCATCAGTTGGAACTCTGTCATTGTCAGCTGTTGAGCTTCTTCTCTGCTGATTCCAAAGTGCGTGCGGGCAGCACTTATATATTCGAATGCGCTGAATTCTGTTGTTGGCGTGCCACTTTCATTTCTTTGCAATTGGCGCACCTTGGCCTTTCCGATAATTCCATGGGTAATTAGCGATTGGGCGATCAGCAGGATTTCAAAGTCACCCATCTGCCCGGCCCGCCGCTTGAATGGCTTACCCTTGGCTTTTGCCGGGCGAAACTCGCCTATCAGCGGTGACAAATCATCAGCACTGCATGCCTCCATCACGGTCATGGCTGCCATGAGTGCACGCTTGCCATAATTGCTGATTCTAATATGCTCAACCAACCATGCTGGAATGTGACCATAAGCATCTGCGGCACGCTGAATCAGCGGCGTTACTTCGTCGTTGTGCAGGTCGGCAAATGCCTGAACGATTTCCTGTGGCTCGCCGATGCGCATCATGTTGGTGAGGGAAGGCCGAAACATGTAATCGGCGTCTGGTGTACAAATCAGGCATTCGCCAATTTCTTTCATCGGGATCATGATTGCCCTCTTGAGTCAGCATTATGTGGGCTTCACCTTGAAGCCCCTGGAATGATGACTACACGGTCACTGTTACAGCGAACACTGCTGTGAATGAGCCATTGGTGGTGGTAACTGTAATATTCGCGTTACCAGCCGTAGCGCCAGATGGCGCATTTACTGTCACAGTGTTGCCACTGATGGTCGCAGTCGCGCGCGCGGGCACTGAGGACGCCACTGTGAATGTTTTGACAGACGCATCCGCGGGCGCGACGTTGACGGTGAAGGTGGTTGAGGCACCTGCGGCAATGCTGGCGCTGGTCGGCGTTACGGTTACGCCGGTTGCCGGGACATCGCTACCATCTGGCTCAATCTCGAAAGTGGTGCCCTCATTTAGTTTCAGTTCCAAACTGTAAGTCACGATCTCTTTTACGCCTCCGCCATCACTTAGGCCAGACGCCACCATGTAACCGATATGGTATGAATCGCCCCAATGGAAGCGCATCCATACCGTCGGCTGGCGACGCGCACGAACTTCGTCGACGACGTATTTAGTAAACTGCTGAATGCCAAACTCATCAGTACGGTCTTTGACGCGAACTTCACCCTCAATCGAATAGGTCGGATCGAGGCTGGCGATCATCGTAGAAGTAAAGCCACCATCATCAGCGTCTGATGTCAGAGACTCCGGGCTCAAGTCCCACGTCGCCGATGTTGGAAGACCTAACAATTTCCATTCCGACTCTTCCGGGCGCACATCGGGGCAGCCATAGGCCAACTCCAGCGTCTTCGCGCGGCCAATCAGGCGGTCAAAGCTGCTTGCACAACCTTCCATATTTAATTCCTCATGTCATAAAAAAAGGCCGCCTGAGCGACCGTTGTGATTTATTTGCAGTTTTCATTCGCCGTACAGGCAGGAAAACATCAGGCGGTAGACCAAGCGGCCTTCTGTAGTGGGTACGGGCGTCGGGATGCCTCCCATGTTGGTTATCTGCCCAAGGCAGTTACTGCCCATTGGATTTAATTTGACATGCTCAATGATGTCCTGGGCGGCCGAATCAACTCGAGCATTTGCACCCTTCGCGCCAACGATATCGACCATCACGTAATACTCTGAGCTAATCACACCATCGATTGGCGTTCCGCCACCCGGACGGAAAACCATGAATGCATCAGTCAATTTTCCGCTGTCATTCCACATCAACAGCTGCGTGATGAATCCAGTGGTAAGCCCGGCATCAACAAAGTGATTGCGCACGCGTGTATGCATTGGAGGATTCAAAATGACATCTCCTTATGGACTGAGCTATCAATCAGCGATCGCTCATCCTCAAACCCGAGTGTCAAAAACTCTTTTTTGGCCGTGGCGCGACGGAATCTCTGAGGGTTCGCTGGGTCATGGACGTAAGCCGCATAACTGGCCGTATAGCCCACGCGTCCGGTTATACGTGTACCATTCACGATGATTTCCCTAAACTGACTGTTAATCAGAAAAGAGGTGTCGATGGCGGTATAAAGCGCCGCACGAGTGGCGCCAATGAGCATTGCCACTGATAGAGCACGAACAACACGCCGGTCCTGAATGTTATCGATAGCACGGTTGACGTTGCGTGAAACCTGCCTGATGCCTTTTACTTTCACGCCCATGGCTACACTCCAGTGATAATCGCAAAATCGTCCGCGGTGCGCTCAAAGGTGTCTGCATAGCGTATCGCCTGCATCACCTCATCAGCTCCGGCCGCAATCGGATCAGGCTCAGCAGAAACGCCAATGAGCAGGTAATCGCCAGTGTCAGCCAGCGCGTACTCTGTCCACACCGTGTTCTTGACGACCTTCTCGCCGCCGATGTCACCGAGGCGCTTCGATAATCCGCCCTGATAATCGCAGGCAATAACCAGCGGCGCTTCGAACATCGGGTCGCCGTAGTCATTGCTTGCACCTAAGCGCTTCCAGATCGTCGCCTGAGCGGTGTATGACCAGTTAGCCAAAGATGACATGTCATTTCCTCCAGTTGGTCACTGCGGGCTTCTCAGCAGCAATTCGCGGGCAGTTAATCACCCACTCGCCGCTGCTGTTCACGTAGCCGGTTGTCTGCCGGCCGCTTGACGTCTTCACCCACACACGCTCGAATGGCTTTGGCGGTTGTGATGCCGGTTGCCAGTTCATCAGCAGCCACCAATTACATCGAAGAAGCCAACGCTTGCGCCAACGTCAATCGGCAATAGTGCGGTGCATCCGGATGTGTCCAGCGCCGCCAGCGTATTGCGCATCGTCTTCACATCGCCGCTGTAATCAAACGATCGGGACGCCCCTGAAGGCGCTGACTGTGACTTTATGCGCTGACTAAAGGCGGTGATAGCCATAAGGGTGACGGCGTACACCTGAATCAGTGTCATGTCGCATTCATCGTAGCCAGCCGCCTCCAGGCACATGCTTATACTGCCCAACTTGCAAAGGTAGGCATCAATCATGAAGTCCGGGATGGAGTAACCCAGCGCAGATAACTGCTGTTTAACCTGCGCTGCCGTTATCTGCACTGCCATGATTACTTATCCTTTTTGGTTGCGGCTGTCAGCGCTGATTCTGCTTTGTCTGCGCGATCGTTTGCTGCAGCAAGGTCAGTAGCGTGAGCGGCCTTCAGCTGCTCCAGCGCGTCGGCATGCTCTTTGTCTTTCGCTTCAGCTGCATCCTGAGCGGTCTTCAGCTGCTCCAGCGCGTCATTCAATTTCGACTGCAACACAGATGTGTCCGTGCTAACAGGCGCTGAAGGGGTTGCCACTTCGAAGGTCAGCTTTTCGCCTTTCTTCTCGCTTGTTTTCTCCGCTTTACCGCTGGCGATCCACTTTTCAGCAACCGAATCATCCACGTCATAAACCTGACCAGCCTCCAGTTTCTGGAAGCTGGCACCGGCAAAGAGGTTTGCTACCAATACCTTTACGAGTGCCATGTTTTTTCCTTAGCTCGAAGCGTGGATGACAGAGAAGTGACCGTTGATGTCCTGCTTGACCATCAGGCCAGCAGCGCCCCAGGTGCGCCAGATGTAATCGCTGTTGTAGAACGGGCGCGGGTCGGCAACAGTACCGAATGCCTGACCTACGATTGGCGCGATGACACCGGCAGCCAGTGGAACGATTACGATTTCGTTGCCTGACAGCTCGGAGTCTTCTTTGATAGCTGAGATGCCAGCCAGTTTTGCGATCTCTTCCAGCACGGTGCGCAGCGAGTTCACATCGAAATACTGCTCCCAGTTCGACATGATTTCGCTGGAAACATACCAGGTCTGCTGACCGTACTGAAGGTTCTGCAACTTCAGCACATCACGCAGCGCAATTGCGCCAGCACGCATAGCTTTTGGATCGGTACTGGTCGCAAAGTTGACGGTCAGCGTCACCTGAGCAACGCGCTCGTCGTGGCGCAGGCCCTTCCACGTTTTACCGTCGAAGTTGATGTAGTTGCCCGCGGCATCGCGGAAACCTTCCCAGATGTAATCGACGTACTGACGACGCACGTCATCAACTGAGCCAGCCTGGGCATCAGCCAGTGAAGACAATGCGGAGCCTTTGTTGAATACCGGGTCACGCCAGTTGAACTTAAAGCCGGAATCATGGATTGGAACCATGGTGCCGTCGAAGGTGTAGCTCTTCGCATCCAGAGCCGCGCCAATCTGACCAGACATGGAGGTGTGAGCCCATCCACGGCCGCCGGTGCGAGCGTACTCATATACCGACTCTTCCAGGCGAACAGATCGTGCCAGCGGCATCAGGTCATTAAGCAGCGTGAACTCGGTGTTCGGCTCAAATTGCGCCAGAACTGTTTGGTCATAAGCGCGGTACAGGCGACGAATGTCGTCAACTGCGTTCACGGCGTCGAGTGCTGGCGCGTCTTCTGCATCACCGCGCCACTGAGTGCGAGCCAGAAAGTCGGCGGCCGCCTGTGCGCTCGCGTTACGTGCAGCGGTTAGCTGCTTGAACTGCGCAGAGTTGTGCGCGAGATTGCCGGTCCCGGTTGCCTTTTTGGTGGAAAATACAAACATTCGGTGCTCCTTACTTGATGACAACGCGCAGGAGGTCACCTGCTGTCGCGATGGTGTATGGACGGTCTTCTTCTACGTAAGCGCGGACAGACTCGTCGGTTGCAACAGCTTTCACGCGACCATTGGCGATCGAGAGCGGCTGGCCTTTTGTATAGGTGCCGGTTGCGGCTGGTACGTTGAAGAACACGCCCGGAGTTGGATGCATCCCAACAACCCAATCGCCAGCAGCGATGGTGTCATCGACAGTTTTGCAGCGAAGGTAGTCATAGTTGGCGACATACAGGATCGCCTGCTCATTGCCGGCAACAGACGCGGTGAACTTCTTGGTTGTGTTATCGAAGAAACCAATGGTGCCGGGCTTGGTATCAGCCGCTGCCGCACCTTCCCGATGGAGTTGCGGATTGGCAAAGATGCCGCCCGCGTGGATTACGTGCTTACCGTCTTTAGCCATTTCTTACTCCGGCATGTCGCTGAATGATTTGTTGGTAGTGGACTGGTGGCGGGCGCCATTCAGGCCGATAGATGACTGGCATTGCGCATACAAGCCGTCGAGTGCGGCACCATCAAGCGCGTTAACAGCCAGATCGTCGAGCTGGAACCTGGCTTTAACTGCTGCGCGTTTTTCGCCTTTCTCTTTGTCAGAATTAACTGCCAGACCATTTTCAATGGTGCTCAGTTTTTCGGCGAATGGCTTGAACCATGCCGGAGCTTCATCGCTATTGGTGGCAGTATCTTTGGCCTTTTTGTCAGCCTCTTCTTTCTCTTTCTTAGCCTTTTCATCGGCAGCAGCTTTCGCTGTAGCGTCATCGGCGGCCATTTGGTTGTAAGCGTCCATCAGCTCAGCATCGGACTTACCTTCAACGTCGATGCCTTTCGCTTTCAGCGCATTGGTGATGAGTTCTTTCATCGGGTTTGCTTCCTCTTTGACGGAATTGCTGTTGGCGCTGAAAAACGCCTTTAGCTGGTTAAAAATTGATTTGAGAGCAGGGTCTTGCGTTGAATCGATATCTGGCGACTGGCTTTCCGACAGGTTGACGACTTCCAGTTCCTGCTCGGTGCCATCGGAGTTAACGAAGATACCTACGCCCTCCTCCGGCGTTCCGGCGCCAGCCTCATCCAGCAGCACAGCAACGTGGTCGAACATCATGTTGGTGGCGATTTCGTTGTACTTCTTGCCCTTCGACTCGCCGTTAGCCGCGATGCCGGAATAAAGCAGGCCGGTTGAGATGTGGATCGGCTCAACGTTGGCTTTGGCTGCCATTTCATCCAGGCGGTTAATCAGGCGCTTCCCGTTGTCGCTGGCTTCGGCATAGCGGCGGTCAACGTACATGTCACCTACGACCTTGCCGTCAACGTGCGTGACGTTCTGCAGCCATGCGCCAACGTGATAGTTGTTCACCGCGCGGACATCTCGAGCCGATACGTGCTTGCCATCCACTTTAGGGTGACCGAAGGGCATCGGATTTCGCTCAAGCGTGTTAAACGCCTTTTCAATTTCTGCTGCCGGGTACAACTTCCGGTTCATCACGATATCGTCGACAACAGGCGTGATGCCGCGAACCACGATGTGTGGCTTGCCGTCGATGGTTTCAGTGGTGATGTTTGTAGCGGAGTTGACGACGGTCAGCACGTTAACGCGATTGCGCTTCATGCTGTGTCCTCATGAGATAGATTTCAGGCAATAAAAAAGGCTGCTCTAGCAGCCTATATGGATATGTTTAGTTAAATTTAAGCTCTGAATGAGCATCTTTAACTATGGCATCAATTGAGGACTGGATAACTTCCGATATTTCTCTGTATGCGATAAAGTCAGGATATCCCTCTTCATAGATACTGAAATTTGCATTTGAATCTTTTGTTAACAAGTCATCAAGCATCTTTCTGACGTTATCACTAAATGAAATTGGCGAAAGAACATACATTCTGTGAACTTGTGATCTAACCTCGCTTAATCTGTTCCAGTCTATGCTTCCCTTTGGTTCATCGCGTTCACCCCGCATTGCCTCGAATTGCATCTGGCTAAAATCAGATGCGTAAACGTACAAGTCCTTCAGCTCAAATAACTTATCTATTAATTGACTATAAGCAGCATGTTTCTTTTCCCACCACTTTTCGCGGTAAAACTTATTTAGCGCTAAGTGTGTCGTTATTATTGCAGCTGAAGCTCCGGTTGCGATCGGTACAACAAGAGTGAGTAAGAACGAACCAACTTCTTGAGGTGTTACACTCATAAAATTAACGCCTTATAAATAAGAATCTCTTTATTAAGCATTAATTATTTTTTTCATTCCACTCCTTGCGCTCTTTGCTCAGCCTGTCGATGAGGCCGGTATTTACGATCTTCCCTTTGTCATCCAGCAGGCACGGCACATTAGCGCAATAGCAGTGGTAGCGGTTGCCGCGCTCGGCGTAGAAGGCCTCCACTTGCTCTGTGGTGTAAGTGTGTCCGTGTCGAGCAGCGTGCCATGCGCGTGTTGTGGGCTTCAGCGCAGAGAGCCAGAGAATGGCAGTGTTCAACCCAAGCCTTTCCTTTGCCCAGTCCGTTTCAAGCCACTGTGCTTTGCGTAGCGCCCCTACTTGCTCGGTCTGAGCGATGTTCTTGGCCTGCGCCATCGACACATCCAGCCGCTTGCTGATGATGCGGGCAGTTTCACGCGGGTTAACGCCACGACCGATTGAATCTGACATGACATTAGCCAGGTCAGCGCGAGCTGCGTCACTGATGCCTTTCCAGTCGCTGTAGGTGGAGACGTAAGCCGCAGCTATCTGATTCTGATATGCCGGACTGCTCAGCAGCTGCGCCAGCGTGGTCTGCTGCTCGTAGATGCTCGATTGAACAGAAAGATTGGTGAACGCCTGCCGGGTGCCACGCTCATATTCAGCAGCAACGTAGCTCAGCGCCCACAGATTTTGACTGCCACCGTCGAGAAGGTGATCGTCAAGTATGAGCTGAACTCGCTGCAACAGGTCAGCCAGTTGCGCGGCACTCATGTCGTAGATGTAGGTACCGGCATTCACCAGGTAAATCACATCGCCGTAAACCGCATGCGAGGCGTTACCGATTCGATCGGTACCGGTTAGCCGCTCATCGAATAGCTGCTTAAGCGCGAGTTTAATCTGGTAGTAGCGATCATCAATGTCGCGGTACATCCGGCCAACCTGCCGTGATGATTGGGTTGGGTCAGCTTTGTTTCGGGGAATTATCGGCGTTCCGATTCGGGTTCTCGCTGGCGTCGTCATCATTCAGCGGGTCCTTATCGTTTAGCTTTTTGTTTGGGTCAGGCGTCGATGGCGCTTTGCGTGGTTCAAGTTCACCGACGGTGCGCACCTCGTTTTCATCAATCGCTGGCGTGCCGAATGCCTGCTGGGTGTCTTTCGCTACAGATGCCATTGCCTGCATATTGGCAATCTTCTCTTTCTCACTTGGGGCGAGTAAGTCAGACCATGCAAGAGTGACTTCACCCGATGTGGGAGCGTCGATAGCGCCAAGATTCCAGAACCGTTCAAGCAGCATTTGCACGACTGCCGTCTGGAATCCCCAGCGGCGACCGTTACAGCGCTTAGCCCAGTCTGCTTTATCCTCATCCGAGGCGAGACGTCCGGTCTGCTGACCAAACAGTATGGTGAACGGGCATTGAATTGATGATGCGAACTCGTTTGCCGTGACCGTCCAGCTTGGCGCCGGGTCGGCTGCAGCGACTGACAGAACCGATGTGGTGCCCGATTGGGTGACGAGTGCCGAATCAGTACCTCGATTCAGCTTGATCATCTTGTCGTTCATCGCTTCGCCGAGATTTTCGTAACCGGCCTCTTTCGCCATCTTGGCGATCGCCACCATGTCCGTCTGCGCGTCGAAGCTAATACCTAACTGGCGGCTGGCGTTCTTCAGAAAGCCTTCTGCGCTACCACCGGAGATTTTCTCTAGGTCCAGCAGCTTGTTGTATCCAGCGCGGAGGAATGGCACGCCGGACAGCATATTTTCATCTTCCGAGCCTTCACACAGGATGATGACGCGGTCAGGATGAACTATGACGCTGCGCACTGGACCGTAAGTGCCATCATCGCCCACTGGCTGCTCGTTGAACTGATAGTTAACCGGTTCTCCGTAGGTTTCCGACATGGTGTCTGTGTCGAAGTTGCCAGGCTTAATCTGTGATTCCCAAACCGGGATGAGCTTGACGATCGCCTTATCACGCAGCCGCTTTACTACGGCGGTATCTACCGGCTCTTTCCACTCGCGACCATCTTTGAACTGGATGAGCAACGCTGAATAGCGGCCTACCAGATTGCGGCGGTCAGCATCTTTGATTTTTGCCCAGTGCTTGCTCAGCAGCTTGGTTGCAGCCTTTTCCCATGGCGTGGTTTCGGTCGACTCTTTGTTCTCGTCACCGTCGATAATCGTCGGCTTATCCGTCCAGCATGACTCCAGCAGCTTATGCACGGCGGCATAGGCAACGGGGTTACGCTCATAGGCGCGGTAATACTGGTCGAATCCAAGCTCATCTGGATAACCAAACTCCTCATACAGCTTTGTTCGCTTGGTGTTGCCATTTCTGGCGCCGTACATCATGCGCTGGCGGCCCACAGCATCAGCGAGGGCGTTCACAAGGAATTGCTCCCCGTTGCTTAGTTCACTCACTGATGAGCTCCTTAGAAGAATATTGCGCCGGTCTGTTTGTGGTTGGTCTTCGCTACAGCAAAGTAGCGGAACGCATCAGCACCGTGCGATGTGAAGTCGTGCAGTGGTTTATCTTTCCAGCAGCCGCGCTTGTCGTCCCACTCCTTGCGGTACCCCTCAAGGTGAGAGATTCCCAACTCGCATTTAGCAGAGTCGAAGGCGCATTTAGAGAGAATTTCACGCACTGAATCGATGCCGGTATCAACGCCAAGTTTTGGCGCGACCTTAAAGCGGATTGAGTAAACCTGACCGTCGATTTCGAAACCTTCAGCCGCTATCTGCTTGCGGCTTTTACCATCGCCAGCAAATTCACGGTTATCGATATCGTGTGGCGCCCAATGTTCACCGTATTCATAGCCGCGGTCTTTCAGCACCTTCATGTAATGGCGCAGGCCTTCACCGCTGTTTTCGTAGTAGTCGATGACGTGGAATTCATCACCAACCTCACGCACGAACCAGATTGCGGTGGAGTCGCCCACGCCGATATCCCAGAACGTGTGAACGAGCTGATGAGAGTTGTCCGGCAATTCACCAACGCGCTTATTGGTATAGAGCCAGCGGAACTGTTTGGCGTAGTAAGCACCCTCTACAGACTGCTCAAATGCCTCAGCCGGTATCGATGGATACTCGCGCTTCATGTCGTCGCCGAGCGTCTTCTCTTTGGCGTAATACCACGCCTTCTGCCGATCGTTCAGGGTGATGCCTTGCTTCGCCTCGAAATCACCAAAATAATCGCTCAGGCGCTGCGGTAGTGGCTCTACCGGGTCGATTGCATAGAGTGGATTCTTCCACCATGAGAAGAAGAAAAACTTCCAGTCGAGGTTGGATAGCTGCTTACCCTGCAGTTGAGCTTTCTCGGCAGTCTGGCAGTAGTCGAAGAAGTAACTGGCCCGGCCTTCTGCGGTGCTTTCAATTGTCGTGAAGCAATCGCTCGATACTGCTTCAAACGCACCAGTGACAATCTCCCGCGCTTTGTCAGGAAACTTGGCGCATATCTTTCCGAACTCGGATACGTGCAGGAATCGCAGCGTGCCACCACGGAATGACGTGCTGACGTAGAGTGAGCCGCCCTTCTTGAATACCAGCTCTCCAGCTGAATCATTGCTGGCTGGATTGGCCGCTCTGATTTCTGCCGGAAGCCTGTCATAGGCGTACTTCACCTTTTCGCGAAACAGGCGCTTGGCGTCGTTAAGCGTGTGGGCGATCAGGGCGCACTTGGCAGCTTCGAACAATGCCGCGTCAAGCTGGATGATGCAGACCTCAGTGGTGAAGCCAAGTTGGCGTGCTTTCAGGATGATGTTGCGGGTGTGCATGCCTTCGAAGTATTCGAGCTGCTCCGGCGTCATTTTGAACCGGACTGGCTTGCCTTCTTTGTCGGTAATCCAGTAGAGGTTGTTCAGGCGGAAGTGTTTATCGGCCAGCAGCTTGAAGTGCTCAGGTTTCATTAAGCCCCCTGAGACAATGAATCCATCAGGTCAGAAATACTGTCGGTGACGTTGTTCTTCTCGCCAGTGTCGATGTTGTATGCCTCACGCTCAGCTTTAATTATCTTCACCTGCGCGTCGACACCTGCAACCAGTGAGCGTGACAGAGAGGCGTGATTATCTTCGGTGAAATCTACATCGTCGAGGAAGTCACCAAGCTTATTTGCGATTCGACGCCAGCGAGCCAAATCGGCCCGATGCTCAATCACAACGCCTGCCGCTTCATCGGCTGCTTCGTTGACGATCTCATCATCAGTTCGCACATGTTCGCGCGAACCATCAGTGCGAACCTCTTTGCGAACAAGCTTCTGCCGAGTGGCTTTCTGCACCTGTTCTGTGAGGTCTCGCTGCCAACCGTTTTGCGTTGCACGCTTACGTATAGCGGTATCGCTAACGCCATGCTTGTCAGCTATAGCGCGTATGGACAACGAACCAGCCCGGTAAGCCGATTCGATGGCCTCCCAATCTGGTGATGCCATATTTGCTCCAATAAAAAACCGCCCGGAGGCGGCTATTCAAATGTGTTCTGTCTTTATGGTCATCAGGAGCCAGGATAACGTTTCACACTGGCATCCTTATCACCTTCCGAACTACAACTCTCGGCTGATTCATTGCCGCGATTCGCTGTGTCCCGAACATAAGACTTAAGGCCGTGATAGCAGCTTTCGCAAAGATCTTTGTCTGTGTCAGCATTGCCTAGCCAAAAGTAACGCTTAATACCGCATTCCATGCAGATTTTTAGGAAATTCATTTCAATATTTTTAAGATTGTTCCCGACGATGAAAATGATAACTTCATATTAATCAGTTAACAATCTGCCAGATTTAGGTGTTGCACTTCATCATCAGGCGCACTCGCAAATGCGCCTCGTGATGATTACTTTGGTAAGCCGGGGATAGTGATTTGTGCCTGCTGTTCAAGCCTTTCAATTCTCGCAATGAGGTGAGGCTTTTTAACTCTACCCCAACGATTAAGCAGACGACCGGACATGCTGGCTACATCCTTCTCTTTCATGAATTCAAGCATCAACTCGTTATGCTCTCGCTGGTATGAGTGGGCCAGCTCGACCAGTTTTTCGCGCATCCAGTTAAACGCTTTGATGAACGCCTCTTTGATGGCGGCAGCCTTCTTGCCTGTAAACGACATGATGATGTACATCGCGCCGTCTTTTGAGATTTCATACTCAACATACTGATTACCCTTGTGCTCATAGGTAACCCGCGAAAAGTTGCTGGTTAGAAATTCATCTGAGCAGTCGAGTTTTTCAATCTTCTGAATGATGTGATGGTGCTGCTTATCGAAATACTCAGCTACCTTTCGGGAGGTTGTGATCACACGATCGCCAGACACCGCTACCATGTCCCGAAAGTCGAGAGTCGCTAACTGATTATTCATTGCGTTTACCTTACTTTGAGATGAACCTTTGCCGCATAGGAAATCAGCCCATCGAAGGCTCGCCAGCACACACTGACTTCCTCAAAGGCTCATTTCAAAGGGTTGGGTTCGATGGTTTAAATACGCTTGCGGAGCGCGGAGAGTTACTGCGGGCACAAAAAAAGCCGCACCCTTTCGGGCACAGCTTTCATCTTTGGAAAATTTAGCGCACATCTACGTACGCGGCAATGATTATTTAATGCACTGCTCAGTGATGTACTGCTGTAGCGCGGCTATTTTTGACTGGTCGTTTTTGATTCCGGCTCTGATACCGAGAACGTTTCGTCCAGCAATGTCAGAGAGTTCGACGGTGGCTCCATTGTCCACGCTGGCGGGTCCGGCGGTTTGCTTCTGACAGTTACCGGCGACGAGCACCCGGCCACCGCGATCAAGCTTGCGCTGCAAAGCATCATTTTCAGCTTTCGCACTTGCTAGCTCCTTCGTGTATTTCGCATCGAGTGCGGCAACATCGCGCTGACGCACCTGCATGTCATCAATGGTTGCGTTAGCAAGTTTGAGCGCATCAGATGCTTTATCGCGCTGGGCTTTGTAGTCGATGGCGTTGCCACGGTAGTGACTTGCCAGCAATGCAGTTCCAGCCAGCAGCGCGACAACAACCGCTATGATAATCAGCAGTACGCGCGTCATTTATCCAGTCCCCAGCACGTTAGTTCTGACTCCTGGTCCCGGCGCTCTACCTGCCCGAAGCAATTATTCGACCGGATGCGGCAGTCTTTGCCACCGTCGAATATCCAGCGCTTCATCTCAGCGCATGCGCCTTTCCGATCGCCTGCATTAAGTTTGCGGTAAAAAGTGGACGGTAGGCACTTACCGGGCCCGATGTTCCACGGGCAGAATGAAGCGATGCCTACTTTCTGCGGGTTGGTCAGCGGTACGTGAACGTTCTTATCGACCCACGCCAGCGCTTTGGCCTGCTCTGCCTTGTCGATAGCGTCACATTGCGCGATGGTTAACTTCATGCCCTTCACAACTGGCTTTCCATCAACGCGCGTGACGCCACCGCAGATAGTCCAGATGCCGCCAGCGTCTTGATACGCGTTAAGACTGGAGCCTTCTTTCTCTTTCTGGAATTGAGACATTAGCGCCGGAGCAGATGCGCCTGCTGCAATCAGAGCCAGCATTGCAGCGCTGAGGCGCGTTTTAACCTGCCTTGATAGCGCCATATCTATTCCTTCGCAGCGTCGAGAACCTTGTTGATGCCCTGAATGACTTCAGGAGATTTCTGCACTGCTGGCGAATCCTTTGCCCCCTGCAGATAGTCGAGCACCGCTTGTGCACGGACGCGATCAAGTTCGAGACGCTCGCGCTCACTGCGCATGCTCTCCTCAATTTCCTGACGCTTCAGTTTTTCGGTGCGTCGTTTATCCAGATACCCAAAGATGGCTATCACTAAACCTGCCACGGCGGTGATCATGTACACACGGTCGAGTGTCACGACACCGGCAAGGCTCGAAAGAGTTGCCATCCAGGTGCCCCCGCTGATTGCAGTGTCTGCGTGTTGGTTCATGCGAATCATACCTACCCCCATTCATGCGGGGACCTGATCAATTAGGAGTTGTCTACTTTCTGAACTGAGCAAGTCCGGTTAGTCTTTTCTTGTCGAGAGAAAACACCGATCCGCCGTTGGGTAGCCAATGAGAAAGAATCCGCCAGAGTGCGGATTTTTTTTTAATGCATAAAAGACGCCCGATGCCACACAGGATAACGAGGGATGTTTGATTGATTGGCATGGGCGAAAGAAGTGATCAGCTCTATGGCTGACCTTTAATCTCAGGCAATCGCAAAAGTGCCTGATTTTGAGATTTGGTTGCTGGATGCCGCAGTTTCGAACCGTCCAGCGCGGAAGCCTCATGACCCATCAGCGGCGTTGGTTCCCGCGCTCCGTTAGGATACGCAGGGCATTCCAGCTGGCTGCCAGAATCCAGAAAAACAAAAAGCCCCATCGGTTAAGACGGGGCTTTCGGCCTGATATGCGAGATGAATGATTGGACTAAAGAACAATACACATCAGGCGATTCACTTTTTACAAAAACTTTTTTCGGGTGTCAATATCGC